CTTGCTGATGAGTCTTGATAATTATAACAAACCATTCTGTTTACAACTGACGAGTTAGCTGTAGGATAGAACCACATAATTTCACCAAACAAATTATTTAATCCTGCACTAATCATTTGGTTACCAGAATCTAAATTAATGTCATCGTATACAAAGTCCTCTACTAGACATGGTAAAGATTCAAGAGCGCCGGCATATTTAAAAAAACCATTTTCTGAAAACCAGTATGCAGCGCCATCTACCTCTACCGCTGCATTCTTACCTGCAAGTCCACAGTTTGTACCTGCTTGCACAAAGGCAAATGTAAATGGTTGACCAACAAATCTTTGTAAGAACAAAGCTGTGTCTGTGTAAACATAGATTGCATCTCTACCTCTGATTGCTCCCATGATCCGTGATCCGTCGGCCAGTCTTTGTGTACCAGCTGTGTTGGTTGCTGTAGGCGTATAAGTATTAATATCTTCTTGAGACGAGAATCTAATAAACATATCATCTTGTGTAGACTTCGTACCAATCGTAGTTTCTGTTCCATAGAATACTAAGTGTCTATCCGGTGTGGATACGAGCATGTGTCTTGAAGCTGTTGGTGCACCAGATATAATAGTTGCTCTTGAGTCTGTTGCATTTGTTGCTGAGGAATCCCACTCAAACACCTCACCGTCTACAATTAAACAAATAGCTTTGTCACCAAAGTTATCAATGGACCACATACCAGGATCTATAATTAAGTCACCTGACGCTGCTTCACCCCATGCTACGAAATCAGACGTGTTTGTAACAGTGTCTCCTGCAGTGTGTGACGCTGCCGTTGTGTTTCTTACACCTCTTGTTACACCCGTTAATGTGTTTGTAGATATACCTGTGTAAGATATTTCTTCTGTTCCAATCTTAATAAAATTTGTTCCAGAGCTTGGCAGCTGTGATGCGTCGTTTACAGTTATACTTGTTGTAGAACTATTTATATCTGCAGACAAAACAGTTGTGTATGCTCCTACAGCCTGACCACCCCAAGATCCAAGAGACCAACCAAAACCTTGTGCCTGCACGTCTGGCCCTACTCTGTAATAATGTCTAACTCTAATACCACCAGATGTTGTTGCACCAGATCCTGACTCTGCTGATGGCATCGTTATTGTAATTGTATTTGATGCTGGCACTGTTGTTGCCATAAATCTTATATCGTCAAAGTCTGACGCACCAAAATTTGAATCTGTGATAGATGAAAAATTATCTAGTAATACAATATCTCCTGCTTGTATACCATGGTCACCAGAAAAATTTATAGTAACAGTTGCTGATCCGTTAGTCGTAGTAAATGCATTGGTAAGTGTCGTTGTGGTTTTAATAGGATGTATATCATAGAAGACACCACCTGAATAAGCGTATAAAATTCTGTTTGACCCTATGATAGAATACTTTCGCCCTAAACTATTTGTAAATTGATGTAGTGCTCTTGCTGCGCCTGTAATATTATCAGCCCCTAGTTGTTTCCAACCACCTATCTTCTCGGGTGTAGAATACCTAAAACGGACGTTATCACAGTCTATCCACTGACCTTCCGCAGCTGTTGCAGTAACTTGTTTATTTATACCAGGTTGAAACCCTATCTTTTGTAGCATAGATCTCCAGATTATATTAGATTGCGTTGATATTCAACGTTTTACCAACGAGTTTTGGGTACACCCAACATAGGTCTTTTATCATACAAATTAGACTTTGCAAACTGTCCATCTGCATGATTATAGTGCAAAAATACTTGACCACATAAACTGCCCTGAAAAGGCTCTCTCCAGTGCTCTAAATCACAACCAGAGTAAATAAGCATATCTCCTGGTTTTAAATCCACTTTTACACCTTTGGGTGCTCCATGCTTATTTATGCCTTTACGCTCGTCTATGACGTTGTTAGACCCCGTAGGATCGATAAATATAGGCCATGCATCTCCCCCTAGATTTAGGGTAGTTGATATTTCACAACTAGGCCTATCTTTGTGTCTATGTAATACATTACCTCTTCTATACAGTCTTGTGTAAGAATAGGTAGGCACTAATTTTAATCCTGTTTTTTTCTGCATAATAGGAATTGTTTTAACAAGTAAAATCTCCATTAAACGATCTGCATATTTAGCGTAAGAACCTGGAACCTGGGGGTCGTTAAAAACACCCGCAAGTTTATTAGCTGTGTGAGTCAAACTATTTTCTAACATCCAGTGATCTGCCTCTGCTGATATTTGTAAATACCTATATGCTACGTCTGCTATCTCTTTAGATATAGCACCACGTATAATTTGATATTTATTTTTTTTGAAGCTCATAATCTTTATATACTAATTCATAACGAGGAGGCATGATAGTATCAATATTGCCATCTGAGCCTCTTCTTATATTAACATTTTTGTGTGTAAATAATTCTCTAATTTCATCATCAGTTTTTAACTCACGACATTGAGTACCCTCTAGTTTAAAAGTAGGATCATAAATATTAACAATAACAGGTATTATTTTTATACCTAAAATTTTAGCTGCAGCCATTCTATTATTACCTACAATTATTTTTATGTATCTCCCATAATCATTTCCTACCTCTGCATATAAAGGATCTACAATACCGTGTTTTTTTAATGACTCAAGTAGTCTACTTTTAAAAACTTTTTCTACATTGTGAAACTCTGGTCGCTCTATATAATGTATTTGTGAAAAAGGTAATTTAGCATAAACTAAAGTTGTCATATTTGTATAAAATTATAAGACACAGATATTCTCCAATTTTTTTCACCTTTGTCTGTATTCATATTTATATCAACACCATGGGGAAGCCAAGATGGAAAAAAGATCATACGTCCTTCCATAGGTTCATAAGCACAAACTCTCCACAACGGCTCTGGTAAGTTAGGTTCTCTTCTAGGCATGTGTTGATTTGGTCCTGGTCTAGGATCTTCTAAAAACAACTTGCCTGAGTTTTTAGGCACTTTAATATAATATACACCTGACCACATTGAGTTAGGATGTGTATGTGTTTTATTATAACTGTATGTTGGATTAATATTAGCCCACATATTACCAAGTCCTAATTTACCCGTTATGCCATAATCCTTGTTACATTCGTAAGCCATTTTAAATAACTCATCAATAAGAGGTTGATATTCTTTTCGCCTATCCATGTCAGTTTTGCTATGCCAACCAAAACCAGAATTTGTTTTCTTCTCCCCTTCAGGATCTGCTTTACGCCATTTCTTTATTTCTTTGAATAAATATTTATTAAGTTCTTTAGCGTTTGGTAAGTCTTTAAAATAAACAGCAGTTGGAAATAATATCTTTCTTTGTAGTTGACTCATTTAAATGGTGGCCCTCCAAACCACATCACTAAAGATTTTCTTACACCTTTTTTAACAGGCGCAACTTTGTGTCTTAAAAATGATGCAAAAAATATAGCCTGTCCTTGTTTTAATTGTAATGGCTTGTGATCACCCGCATCTGCAAACAAAAGATCTCCACCTGTAAACTCTGATGGGTCTGACAATAGACACGTCATAGACACTTTACGTATTGGGTTTTCACCCTCTCCACCAAAAGTATTTAAGTCCATATGCCAATCATAAAAACCTTTTTTAGGATACACAGTAAATTGCGCAGGTTCTGTTATTACAACACCCTCAAAACCAAAATGATTTAAGTTTACAATAGATAATTGATTTTCAATAACTCTGTACATCTGAGGTAATTTTTTAAAAGGTATCCAAGAAATTGTTGTCACTCGTTTCTTGGTATCGTACTTACCAGATTCACCTCCACCTACTTTGGCTTGCTCGGGTGCACACTGATGACCCGCATCAATAATCATCTTACATTGTTCAGGTGTAAACATGGGTTGTGTAGTTTGAGCAATATAAGATTGCCATCTTGGCATTTTTAATATCATTCAGCTTGTCCTTTTCCAGTTCTTGAAAATACTGGATCATATTCCACATCAACATTACAAACTAATGTTCTTCTTGTTTCTTTTGTTCCATTAAACGGATATACGCAGTGTCTCATGTCATAAGGAAAAACATAAAAGTCCCCTATCCTCATGTTCGGTGAATAATCTGTTTTAGAAAACTGTCCGTTAGCTGAACCAATGATTTGAAGTCTACCATTCATGGGTTTACTTGGAGCAGAGTATTCGACACCTGTATCTTTTGGTAATTTTAAAATCATAACTGATGATAGCCCTGTAAATAATTTACCTTGATGAATATGAACAGGGTTATATTCATGTGCCTTCATTTCATTTACCCAGATAGAATTTATAGATTTATTTGTTTTACCTATTTTATTCCAATCTGTGTAGTGATCAAATACAGAATGAAACCATTTAAGTATGTCGCTTGGCACGAAACAATGTTGATGCATCTTATCGTTGTTAGGACCTGAATAAAATAAAGACACTTCGTCTTGTATTTTACCTACTAATTGTTTATTTGCTTTTGGTAACTGTTTTTTTTGTTTTTCATAAATCTCATTAAGACCTACAAATACATCTAAGGGCACTTCATATTTTAAAACAGTTTGCCCTAAATAGACAAAGTCAAACTTCATTTTAATTTTTTAATTTTTTTAGCATCTAAAGATAAAGTTTTTTCTTTCAAACCTTTTTCTAAAGCTTCTAATTGACCCATTATATTAAATACTTCTGGTTGTGATGTGCCAGGAGTTATTGTTTCTTTTGATCTTTGAAATCTTAATAAATATGATTTAGCTTGGTGAGTATTTACATCTTCTTTATCAAAGTTGCCATCATCAAACTCTTTTTTAAGTTTAGACCAAAGAGAAACTTCTCTCATTCTATGTTTAGCTACAAGTTCCATTTGAGCTTTACTATATAATTTTTCCTCTAGCTCAACTTGCTTCATTTCTTTTTCTAATGGATCTTTTTCTTTTTTAATATCTCTTTGTAGTTTCTTTATTTCAACTTCGTTTTTTCTAGCATCAAATGATAAGTGAACTAAGTTTTCAAAGTGTGTATTTTGCTCTCTGTTTCTGTACGAAACATTTGTTTCTTCATCCATGTATCTTGTAGTTCTGGTATTAATTTTTTAAAATTTTTAACATCATCTTTGTCTAAAATGTTTGTTAAATACTTTGACTCTGTTTCTAGCTTAGTAGCTATATTACGTTTTTCTTTTGACATTCTGTCTCCTTTATTCATTCTAATCTCTTTATATACCTTTCTATATAAAGGTCAAGTCTACGATACGGTTACTGTAGATAATGCACTATCAACCACAAATTCTTCCACAGAATTTGTTCCAGCGCCATAACCTCCAGATGCAAGAGCACTTACTGAACCACTTGCATTTCCAGCAGAAGATTGAATATTTTGTCTCGCTGTTGCTAGATCACTTACTTCTGTCCAAGTGGAGCCATTCCATGCTTCAGTTTTATCTGTTAAAGAACCAGTAGATCCTCCATATACAAGACCATCATTTTGATTTGCTCCAGAACCACGATGTGAGTATCTTGCTGTATTTAAATCACCCGTTTCTGTCCATGAAGTACCATCCCATACTTCTGTTTTAGCAGAATTACCTGGAGCTTCACCTCCACACCACCAAGCAGAAATAGAAGTTCCTGAACCACATCCATCACCTCTACCCTCATTAACATCTGCTATTTCCGTCCAAGAAGAGCCGTTCCATTCTTCGACTTGTTCGTTAGGTGAAGTAGGGGGATATGATGCTATAGATAAACCTGCAGTTGAAGACCCTGCTCCACCTGCCTTAATATGATTACTATTTGAATTAGATATCTCTGCCCATGTAGAGCCATTAAAAGTTTCTCCACCAGTTCCACCACTTGGACCTTCTCCACCATGAGCTAAAGCTGCATTAACAGTCCCTAAACCACCTGAATCTACGTAGTAAAAAGGAACATTTAAATCGCCTTTATTAGCCCATGAAGAACCATTCCACTCTTCAGTTGATGCATAAGCTACAGATGGAGGAGATGTAAAACCACCATAAATTAAAGCTGAGTCTTGTGTTCCACAACCAGCTCCTAATCCTCTTGCAGTATTTATATTTGTTTGAGAAGACCAAGCTCCCGCTGGTAATCCAGCCGCTTTTCCAAAAGCTTTTAACGTTGTATTATTTGAATCTGTAAACAACATACCTTCTTTTAAGAAAGGTGCTGTTATTGGTGGAAAAGACCATTCTTCTGTTTGAGCAGCTCTATCGCTAGCATCGTGTCCACCCGCAGCCAAAGCTTGAGTCGTGGAACCGATATGACTACTTAAATTTTGTCTTGCAGTTGCAAGATCATTAACTTCTGTCCAACTTGTACCATCAAAATTTTCTGTTTTTGCAAAAAGACCAGGACCAGGATTTCCACCAAAAGCCAATAGTCCTTCACTATTTGGTCCTGTCCCACCCAATTCAACTCTTCCTGTATTTAAATCTGCTTCTTCAGACCAAGATGATCCATTCCAAGTTTCTGTGTTAGCATTACTTGGACCCGAATCTTGTCCTCCTGCAGTTATCGCGCTTGTTGAAGTCCCACCTGATGCAGCAGCATAATGACCTTCAGATATTTCAGTTTGCTCTGCCCAAGTTGAGCCATTCCATAACTCTACAGCTAAAGAATAACCAGGGTGCACATAACCACCAAAAGCTAAAACTGCAGTGTATGGTCCAACACTACTATTTAAACCTCTTCTTGCTGTTCCCATGGATGTTTTTGTTGTCCAAGAAGATCCATTCCATTCCTCTACACCTGCTGGATGTGTGTTAGGACCGTCTCTTCCCGCCATAATTAAAGTGGCAGTTTGAGTTCCAGAACCTGTTACAAATTCTCTAGCCTCATTAATCTCAGCTTGTTCAGACCAAGTCGAACCATTGTAATACTCCACTGTGTTACTAAAACTTCCTGGGCCTGTAGAACCTCCAGCCACTATTGCAGCAGTCTGTGTTCCTGCGCCTGCTAAAGCTTCTCGAGCTGTGCCTAGAGCATCACCATTAGACCAAGTCCCAACATTTTGAACTGGATCTGTTTCTTTTGTTTGTACTGTTACGCCTTTTATTTCCTTATACGTTGCCATAATTAACTTGCTGTAATTGTTTTATTACTTAATTGTATCACATCCCAGAACTCTGTGTCATCGTTTACTGTAGATATACCCGCGAATGAGCTACCTGCTCCTGCATTATATCGAACAGATCCTGTTACCAGATCTGAAACTTCTGTCCATGAACTACCATTCCATATTTCAGTAAGAGCACTAGAGCTAGGCGGGTTTTGATTTCCTCCAGCTATTCCAGCCAAACTACTTAAACCAAAACCAGCAACTCCAAATCTTGCTGAATTAGCCTCTGCTACTTCAGTCCAAGAAGTTCCGTTCCATTCTTCAATTTTATCCTTAACAGGGTTAGGTGCACGACCCGTGCATAACGCTGCTGTTTGTGTTCCAATATTACCAGAACCATAGCCTGCACTATTTGTATTATTGACCTCTGTCCAAACTGCTCCGTCCCAAGATTCTGTAGAAGACACGGTCGTTGTGGTGTATCCTGCCCAAACTAGCGCAGCATTTTCGGTTCCACCACCAGCAAGTCCCCATTTTGATTGATTTAAATTATTAACCTCTGTCCAAGAAGCTCCATTAAATTGTTCAGTGTTCGCTACTGTTGGAGATTCTCCTCCCGCCACTAATGTAGCAGTTGTAGATCCTTTAACTGAAGCGCCAGAGTACGTTCTACCGGTGCCTAAATCTCCAGTTTCTGTCCAAGTTGTGCCATCAAATTTTTCTGTTTTACCAGTATACGCACTTGAAAGATAACCACCAGTTACTAAAGTATCAGTTTGTGTTCCACTGTGACTGCCCTGATTAGTAGTTCTGTTATTAACCATTTTAGGACCTGATGACCATGTCCCTGTTGTAATATCAAGAACCGTTTCTTTAAAAGTATTTGTTGCTGAATTAAAAAAGATTTGTCCTTCTTTTTTTTGATTAACTAGTGCAGGTGATGTAAATTCTTCTGTGTTAGCAACTTGTGTTGTTGTGTATCCACCTGATGCTAAAGCTAATAGATCAACACCTGAACCAAAACTTTGTCTTCTTGCAGTTGCAAGATCAGCTACTTCTGTCCAAGAAGTTCCATTCCAAGATTCTGTTGCTGCAGTTATTGGTGGATCTACATCCCCACCAATCGCTAATGCAGCTACTGATGTTCCAGCTCCACCTGAGTATTGTCTGCCTGTATTTAATTCTGCTTGCTCCGTCCAAGCCACTCCATTCCACTGTTCATTTTTAGAAGGTGGTCCAAAAAATAAAGCAGCTGTGCTTGTTACTCCGGCAGAACCAGACGTAGATCTAGCTGTAACTAAATCTCCTGTTTCTGTCCAACTTGACCCATTATAAATTTCTGTTTTAGCTGATTGTGAACCAGGAGGAGAATCAGCTTCAAAACCTCCAAAAATTATTGCGTTTGTGTGAGAAGCACCTGTTCCACCACCATTTCTTCTTGAAGAGTTTACATCAGCAGATTCAGCCCATGTAGAACCATTCCAAGCCTCATTATTATTTACTCTATTTGTACTTGGATTTGCTCCCATTGGAGCAAAAGAGGAATTATAAGTTCCTGCTCCAGCATTAGTATATCTTGCTGTGGTCATTTCCGTAGCTGTTGTCCATGAACTTCCGTTGTACTGTTCATGAATATCAGTAAAGCCAGATGCAGTTTGACCACCAAAAACAGACGAAGCGTTTTGAGTTCCT